CGGCGGCTTCGTCTCGTCGCCCGCAAGCGAATGTTTCTCCGCAATGCTCCCGTATCCGCTGGGGCATTCTCTTTAACTTGCGGCAGGATGATCTTTCCCGCCGCACGGGCACCCCGGCGGATCGCCCGGCGGGCGTCCCTGCGGGCCAGGCGCTCGAGCTTGGCGATCGTCTCGCGGTCACCGACCAGGCTGATGTTGACACCATCGCTCACGTGGTCCCCGTCGTGGCAATCCTCTCAACGCAGATTACTTCCAAGGTGCGATTCCGCTGGCCGACGTTTTCGCAACTGAGCACGTTCAGGTAGCGGGCCGGATCCGATCCGTTCACCTTGAACCGGCTCCGCACGCTCACGTCCGGATAATAGTCACACTCCACCCGGTGCGTCGCCGTGGGTTGAATCTCGTGGGCGAGGATCCCTTCGTTGCCGCGGAGCTGCTCGACGTGGGCGTACAAGGTGCGGCGATCGGTGTAACTCTTCTGCGAGTGTCCGCGGCTGTCCGCGCCCGTCGATCCGCGCAAGGTCTGTAGCACCAGCTTGGTGCGATAACCCACGCGGCGGATCGGGCGGCGTTTACGCATAGTGTCCGTAATCCAGGCTGTCCAGGATCGACTTGATCGTGCGGTCCATCTCCTCCGGATCCAAGCGGGCCGGGTCCCAGAGCTGCTCGAGTCGCATCAGGCAGGCCACTTTGAGTTGGGCCGGCACTTTGTCCTGGTCCCGCCAGCCGGCCACGAAGCGGACGGTGACCGCGTCGGGCCGCGTGTAGGTGGCCGGCCAGGACTCATTCGTCTTCGGCTGGACAAAGGCCGGCAGGTCGCTCGGGGCCACGACGTCCCAGGTCGTGCTGGAGAGCGTCTGCAAGGCATTGTCGCCGTCGTAGTAGCTGATCGCGATCGAGGTCGACGAGTAGAGCGGCGGCAAGGGGATCTCGATCCGCCCGGCGGGGAACTCGGCCAGGATCCCGTCGTAGGTCTTACGGACAAAACTGCGATGGCCGCTGATCTGCCGCTCGCACAAGCCGACCGCGGCCTGGAGTTGCAGGCGCAATCGGCCGAACTTGTCTCGATCGTCTTCAGTGAGATAGAGATAGTCTCTGGCCTCGCTGAAGCTGACCGGCAGCTCGGTCGAATCACTGACCAGGCGCACGTGCATCGTCGTGGAACTCTGGGGAGAAGAGGGACCATTGCTCATAGTATTCCTGGGAATCGATCGCACCCTCCAGCCGGAGGATGTTCTCGACGATCTGCTGCCGGGTCGCGTCGAGCTCCTGGATCTTCTGGGCTTGGCGCCGGTGCCGTTCGTGCAGCTCCTTGTTGCGTGCCTCCCACTTCGTGCGCATCTCCGAGCCCATGTGCTCGAAGCCGTAGAGGAAGGGAGTCTTGAGTAAATCGCACTCGCCGGGCAGGACCACCTCGATCCCCGCGCCTTCCGCCCAGCCAAGAAGCCACTCGCACGAGGGCCGCTGGTTGCGGTACTCTTTGGTCTGGGCCATGTCCACGCCCCAGACGCCGATCACCGCCGGCCGCTCCATGATCGCCAGCGCGATCATGTAGGTCACCGTGTTGGTGAAATACCGCCGGCGAAAGTAGCGCAGCACGTCATGGATCGGATATCGTCGCCCGGCCGGGACATCTGCGGAGAGTTCGGCCATCAGAACGGGCTTGTCCGATGGGCAGAGGCCGGTGAGCCACTGCCAGTAGGGCTCGTTGGGCCGGATCCAGTGCAGTGGGTGGAGCTCAAAATGGACGTCGAAGCGCGGGGCCTGGCCCTGGGGGACCAGGTCACTAAGGGTCCAGATCTCCCAGCTCGGATCGTCGTAAGGGGCCAGGTGCCGCGAGCTGGGGGCCTTGCCGATGATCGCGATCTTGCGCGGCGTTGGTTCCGCTTTGCAATTGCACGTGTAAGAGCATTCCCTTGCTGCATTCTCCGTTTCGGGTAACTCAACCACTTCCGCGGACATCTTGGTTTCCTTTCGCAGAGAGAATCAGGTGGTAAAGGCCGTTGAGAGCGCCACGGCCCCCACGTTGCTTTGCACAAACCAGTACTTGGAACTCCCGCCCACCAGCTCCACGGCCTCGTAAGCCGCGTTGAAGCTGAGCTGGTGATAGTTCTTGCCGGTCGATAGAGTCGAGCCGAACATCACGCTCAGCGCCGTCGTTTCCACGAGGCAGATGTGGGTAGCCGAGCAGTGTTCGGCGATGATCGACTTGCGCAGGCCGGCGACCGGGTGCGGCAGACGAAAGCCGACCGACGCGGTAGCCGTCGATCCCGTTGCGCTGAGGCGGCTCAGACCGGCCTGGGCAAGCGCCTCGAAGCCGGTCGATCCAGCCGTCGCGCTCACCGCGTTGTTGACGCGCTCCACCGGCACTTGCAGCTTGGAGCCGGCCGCAAGGACGATCTTGCCGCTGACCGTCTGCTTGCCGCCGATCACCAGGTTCGTGGAGCCTTGCTCCATGTAGTTCGGTACGTTGTAACTCATGGTCTGACACCTTGCTTTGCACTACGCTTGCGAGACGAAAAGGTCCCGGCGGGGATCGCCGACAAGGCGATCCCCAACCGGAATTAGCCCGCGGAAAGGCTTTCCTCCAGGCTGTTCACGAATTGGTTCAGGTCGTCGAGCCCGGCGAGACGACGCTCACCGCCGCGCCGCTCGAGTTGCGAATGTTCGAGCTGGCCCCGACCGGTTCGCTGCGGGCGCCCCACTGCTCGGCCAGGCAGCCGCCAAAGACACCCGTCGACGTGCCCAGCATGTAGGGCCGCAGGTAGCGGTAGTGACGATCGGGATCGCCCAGGGCCGGCTTGACCACGGTCGTCTCCACGAAGCCCGCCCCGGCGCTGGCGGTCGAGCTGACCGAGGATCCGGCCAGCTTGCGATAGGTGCCGCCGGTGGACGTCGCGCCTTGAACGTAGAGGCCCACCTTCTTGGCCGCCCCGATCGCGCCGAAGGACGCCTTGAAGGTGACCCCCTCGAAGCCGGCCATGTCCACGCATTTTGAGATCTCCACCTTCTTCCAGCCGGTGGAACTCTTGGAGGTGGGCGCGACCACCATCGTGGTCTTCACTTCGTAACTGAGGTTGCGGATCGACATGATCGCTCCTTGTCTTGTGATGATGTCAAGCCGGCCCGGGCCGGCCTCGTCTGTTATGAAGGGAATCCTTCCTTAGAGCAGCTTCAGCCGGGCGAAGGCCTCCTCGAGCACCGGCATCGCGTCCGTCTTGAGACGGCAGATGTAGGCCACCTGGTTCGTCCTTGCGAGCAGCTCATCGAGCCGGCGGATCTCGATGTCCAGGGCGTCGGCGACATAGTACCAGCGGAGGTCGCCGATCACGGCCACGTAGGCGCCGCTGCTGTAGGTGCTGGGCGCGTACTCGCTCTCGATCACCTGCACGCCGCGGATCGCGTCGGGTTCACCGACCTTGAGGCCGGGCTGCCAGAGGTACTGGCCCATCCCGTCCTTGAGCTTTGCGACCCGCGCCACCGTATCGCGGTGGATGATGATCCGCAGACTCGGGCCGCGGTACTGCTGCTTGAGCGTGTACTTCAGGCTGATCCAATCATCCGCCTTGAAGTCGGCCGAAGCCGTCGACGTGACGTCCCGGCTCGTCGAGATCCCATCATCCGAGGCCACAAACAGACCGAGCGGCTTCTCGTCGCCGGTCCCTTCCATGAAGGCCGTCTCTTGGATCACGCCGGCGTCGTAGAGCAGCTCGGCGCGGAACTCCTGGTCCGGGTTCTCGGCCACCCGCAAGAGGTCCATCGACACGTCGATCTCGCCGGAGAGATAGTGGGGCGTTAGCACCTTTTTCCCATATCTCAGCGAGGTGTCCTTGTGGCCCGACGTGTCCTGGATCTCGGCCGACCACTGGAACGTACTGGCCCGCGCGCTCCGCTTTCGGATGCCCAGGGATTGGGCCCGTCTGACCGTCTTCTTGGTGGCGAGAGCGCGGATCACCAGCACGTTGTTGAGATCCTTGAGGATTTCTTGGGCCATCTCCTCGGGCACGACCAGGTAGCCCGCGGCCCGCGGATCGTCCGATTGGAGATCGCGGAACTCTTCCGTCTCCAGGCTGGGCCGATTCAGGGCGGTGATGTAGCGGTTGAACGCCCGGCGGTACTCCTCGGTGGCCCGGGGATGGAGCTTGCGCTTCTCTTCGTCATCCTCGTCGTCCGCTTTCTTCTTGCGGTCCTCGTCGTCCTGGCTGAGCTTCAGCTTGGCCTCTTCGCGCTCCAGGTCGTTGCGCCGCTCGACGTCGTCGATCTCGTCCTTGAGCTTGCCCTGCTCTTTCCAGGCCCGGTCGAATTGCTCGCGCTCTTCGGGGCTCAGGGTCCGCTTCTCTTCCTCGGCCTTGTTGGCGATCGCCCGGGCGTCGGCGATCACCTTGGCCCGCTTCTGGCGGAGTTCACGGGTGTCTTGCATCGTGATCCTCATTGTGTTCGGGGTTCGCCCCGGTTCGGGGGCGCATCAAAAAGGGCCGGCTCCCAACTCGGCACCGAGTTGCGAGCCGGCCCTCACTGAGAGCCAGCGGCCCGCGTATCACTTCGCGGCTGGCGTCATGTCTACCTCGAGCCTAGGGGGTTTCTTGGCCCAAAATCAAGCGTATGCGCAACGTCAAATGGCGCAAGGATTTGGAACCGGAAACCCGTCGACGGCATACTCGTTGAGGACTGACCGCCCCCAACCCGCTAAACCAAACTGTCCGGCCAGTAGGGCTCTTCGGCGGCCAGCTCCAGGCGCCGCTTACGCCCGGCGGCCTCCTCTTCGGCCTGCCGGGCGGCCTCCTCCTCGGCTTGTTTGCGGTCCGCTTCTGCGGCGGCCTGATCTGTCCGCCAGGACTCCAGGCTGCGGAGATCGAGCGTCCCGGCCGTCTGCACGTAGGCCGGATAGGCCGTAATCGTGACGCCCGTCAAGACCGCCTCTTTGATCCGGCGGATTACGCCCTCGGCCGACCGGGCGAACTCGGCCACCAGGCCCTTGCGCAGAAAAGATACGGACATCGCGTCCCGGTTGCCCGCCTTGATGTCGGCGACGACGTCCCGGGCCAAAGAGGTATCGGGCAGGGTGATCTCCGCCACCAGGCCGCGGGCGTCCTCCTCGAATCGCAGCGTCCCCTTGCTGGACCGGGCCAATAGCTTCTCGGCGTCGTGCTCGACGTCGGCCCGCAGATCGCGCCCTCCTCGCAGTGACTCGCCAAAGGCCCCCGGCTCGACCAGCTCCCGGAAGCCGCCCAGATCCTCGCTCTGGGCGTTGTAGGGGACGGCCAGGCCGACGATCCGCGTCGGTTGGCCCTCGACGGCGAGCACGCGCAGCTCTTCGGCCGGCCGGAAGCACCGCCGGATCTCGCCGCTCTCCAAATCCTCGCTCCGCTGGCCCGAGGCCGCTTCCAGCGTCGTCTTGTAATCGTGCTCCTTGAGCCAGGACTTCGCCCGATCCGGCGTCCACTTGTCCGCCTCGAAGCGGATCGCCTGCACTACCGTCCCTCCCCCCGGGTTGGTTTTGAGCGGCCCACCCAGGGCCCGGATCCATTGGGAGTTGTACGGATAGTTGGGCTCTTTCTCGTCCGGCCAGATCTGGACGATCCGCTCGAAAAGGCCCGGGTCACGTTGCCGGGCCGCGTGTTCGTTGGGATAAGGCATTCTTCGCGTCCTCATTCAGGGTTTGTGCGGCCCAGGCGAAAGCCCTGGGCCCAGAGAATCTTGGC